CGATTCAAGTGACGATTCAAGTGATGGCGATCACCAATCTTCTCAAATTAGTAATAAAGACGAAAAAGATCAATACGACGATAACGGAGATGGAGATGGGTCGTCCAATTACGAATACAAACAGTTCGATATTCCTAAAACTCAAGAAGCATTTGATGAAAATATACAAGAGTGCGAAGAGGTTGTTAAATCAGAAACAAAGCACAGTGTTCCGGTTTTGTGGCCGGCAAAGGCTGAAGCAAGAAGCACCATTGTACCGTACAAAACCATTTTAGCTAAGCGACCTTCATTTGAGCATTTTACTCAAGAGCTCGCCGACAAAGGCTTAGGGTTCTTTGCATCAGGTGTAAAGAATGAACGTGAAAAACACCTTATTAAGAACCTTGAGTTTAAGCAAAAGCTTGAAAAAAAGGTTAATGTGCTCGTACGTGAATTTCATCGACGCAAATCCGCTTACCAATATTCACGAAGCACAGAATCGAGGTGTGGTACTATTGACGTAAACAAGTTACACTCGTATAAGTACGACGACCAAATATTTGCTACGACAATGAATTTAGCTGACGCTAAAAACCATGGAATGATTTTCTTTGTAGACTTTTCTGGTTCAATGGTAAGTCAATTAGGGGCTGTTTTAGAGCATTTGCTATGTCTTGTACAGTTCTGTAATAAAGTGGACATTCCATTCCAAGTATTCGCGTTCACATCTGGCTGGCACCGCTCAAGTGGTTCGGAATCTCAGTATAGTGAATATAGTCTTAATCTTGAAAACGTGATACTTGCAGAAATCTTTAGTAGCAAAATGTCTAAACGCGAATATCACGAGGCTTTTACAAGAATTTCTGATTACGTTTTAATAAGCGATATGAGTAGTGATTGGGGCAGACGCAGTGATGTTCATCAAATACTTTTGTCAAATGAAGAAGAACTTGGTGGAACACCACTTAATCATTCTCTTATCGCAGCTCACACTATAATAGATGATTTTAGAAAGTTTAATAGTGTTGAAAAACTCAATGTTATGGTTTTGTCAGATGGTGACTCACACAATGTTAACTTTGGTAAAGGTGGTCGATGTCGATCTAAGATTGCGTATTCTTCTGTGATAAGAGGAAAATACCAAGCCTTTAATAACAACACAGAATCGTATCTTAAGTTGCTAAAGACTTACAATGATATTAATCTAATATGTTTCTTTCTGCCAAATTGTTCAAGGGATGCATCTTACAAAATTGACCAGCTTGCTAAACAGCGATCCCAAGTGTCCAAATTGAAGAAAAGCTACAGAAAAGATAAGTGTCTCGCTGTTAAGGATTCGTTAGGATATGATACTTATTTCTTACTTCCACACGATATAAAGATTGAAGATAAAGAAGAATTTGTTTACGAATCTAGTGGTGATATTAGCCAGAATAGGACCGAACAAGGGAAATTAGCTAGATCGTTCGCAAAACACAGTATTGCAAACCGCAAAAATAGGACTATTCTTAACAAATTTGCTGAAATAATTGCATAAAAACGCATTTTATTATGTACAAACCATGGTTTTCGTGGTATAATATATACAGAATCAAAAAAGGTTATGGAACAAAACATTAAAAAACTACTAGAAGATACAGGAAAGGCGGAATTTACACGCAAGGAAATAATGCATCTTGGCCGCGAGGCTGGGCTTGAAGATAAGGCTATCTATAAAGCCTTAAACTCTCTCCACCGTGTAAAACGTGGTGTATATGGCATCAATGGCCAACCAGCGATCGCTAAACCTGTGTCTCAGATACAAAATACAGTTGCACTTCACAGTGTCTCTTCAGTGAAATCGAGTGAAGTATATGTCCCTGATGTGGACCCTTCTTATATCAAATGGGGAGAGTACTCAACCATCACTAAGGTGGTTAAATCCCGTATGTATTTTCCAATCTATGTTTCCGGATTAAGCGGGAACGGAAAAACTATGATGATCGAACAAGCATGTGCCTTCGCAAAACGTGAATATGTTCGAATTCAAATATCTCCTGAAACTGACGAAGATGATTTGATTGGTGGATTCAGATTAGTCAACGGTGAAACTGTTTTTCAAAAAGGTCCTGTGATTAAAGCCATGGAAGAAGGTGCCATACTTTTAATTGACGAAATTGACCGTGCTTCTAATAAAGTAATGTGTCTGCAGGGTGTCCTTGAAGGTAAACCAATTCTGATTAAGAAAACCGGCGAAATTATCTCACCGGCCGATGGATTCAACGTCATTGCGACGGCGAACACTAAAGGTCGAGGATCAGATGATGGAAGATACTCTGCCGCATCAATCATTGACGACGCATTCCTTGAAAGATTTTGTTGTGAAATTGATCAAAAATTTCCATCGCCTAATGTTGAACGTAAGATTGTGGAATCACACATGAATAAATACGGGGTTGAGGATGACGAATTTGTTGAGAAGTTGATTGGTTGGTCTAACGTAATTCGTAAAACCTTTTATTCAGACGGTGTAGAAGAACTTATATCTACTCGCCGCCTTTGCCATATCGCTAAAGCTTTTTCACTATTTAAGGATCGCTTAAAAGCAATCACAATGTGTGTCAATCGCTTTGATGATGAAACAAGAATGGCATTTTTAGATCTTTATACAAAAATTGACGAAAGTCAACTCGACGAAAATGGTGAAATAATTGGTGACACACCTGAGCCGGTTAACCTAAACGTCGATCCTGCATTTTAGAAAAATTTGCGATGAGTGTCGTAATATACACATAACCTAACCTAAAGTCCTCGCCCCGAATAATCGGGGTGGGGCATCCAAACAATCTCACGAATAAAAAACATATATGAAAATTAGTAAAGAAACAATTGACGTTCTTAGGAACTATAGCACCATTCAACCAAATTTGGTATTTAAGGGTGGAAACAAAGTATCAACTATTGCTGAAGCAAAGAATATTATGGCGACAACAGAAGTCGCTGAAGAATTTCCAAGCGATATTGGAATTTATGATCTTAACGAATTTCTTTCAGCACTCTCACTAATCGAAGATCCAGAATTTGATTTTGGTGAAGATTCAGTAAAAGTATCTTCGTCTATCGAGGGTAGTAGTCTCACTTATCGATATGCCGATGTAGATATGCTAACGACTTCAGATAGGGATATCAATATGCCAACATCTGATGTTGAAGTGTTGCTTACGGCTGAGGATATTTCTCAACTTAGAAAAGCTGGAGGTGCATTAGGTCACACTATTGCAGCCATTGTATCACACGAAGGAGAAAACGATATCTACTTAGAAGTAAAGGATCCTAGTAACCCATCGGCCAATGTTTACTCGCGCCATCTTGGTGAAAACGATGGTGACAGTTACTTTGACTTCCAATTCCTTATTTCAAATCTTAAGCTCACACCTGATGATTATAACGTATCTATCAGCTCTAAGCTTATTTCGCATTGGAAACCATGTAATCTTAAATCAGAATATTGGATTGCGTTAGAGAAGGACTCTAACTATTCAGCGTAATAATTTTATGGATAACGAACCACAAATTTCTTTGCAACACATTACGTTAGCGTTAGCCGTGATTGATATCTGTTCCAAACGAGGAGTCTTCCGTGGTGAAGAACTTTCGTCAATTGGGAAGTTACGCGACGATTTCGCAGCATTTGTGGAGCATAACGCACCAAAAGAAGAAATGACTGACGAGTCTAAAGAAACTACTCAAGGTGCAGAGGCAACTGAGGGAACCTCTATTGAGTAGTAATCCGGACAACCTTGGTCATGTTGTTAAACTGACCAGCACTTTATAACACACAAATACCGATTAAATGAAACATGAACTTACTGGCGCTGGAAAAGGTGATAAGCCAAGAATATCTAACTATGATAAGTATACAAAGGCCTGGGAAAAAATATATGGTAAAAAGGGATGGAGATATTGGGTTGTTTGGGATGGCCTTAATTTAGAAGATGTTATGTTCGATGATAGGAACCTAGCAAATGATGAGCAAATATCTTATAGTGAATACAAAAAACGTTTAAAATATCAACAACAATATGAATAAATTAGAAGAATTGGAAAAGATTAAAAATACAATCAGTATATTACAACGAAAAAGCGATACCATATACGAAAAATTTATCGATGACGTTCCGGAATCTATTCACGATTACGTTTTTGACTATCTCTTTAATGACACCCTATGGGTAAAACATGAGATTAAAAAGGTGTTAGATAAAGAGGTAGCTCGTAAAAATGAAGTTACAATGAACCCCTGCGATGACGGTTTTGTTGTTAATAAAACATGGTCACAAAGTGGTAATTGCAGTAGTCTTATACTAACAAAGGAAGAGATCGTTGAACTATACGAACAAACAAATGAAAGCTAAAAAATTATTCAGCACATACTTCTGGAGCGATCTTATATATAAGATCAAATGCTTCCTTAACCCAAGACAGGAGTGGTTGACTGATGTCATTCCTGACACTCATTGTGACAAGGTTGAGCTTATTCCTACTATCTTGTTCAAGTGTCTAGAGCATTATGTCGAGGTCGAAATGAAAAACGATTGGACTCATGATATCGGTTACACGTATGAAGAAGAGTTAAAACTTGGGTATGTTAATCAAGAGTATGTTAATCATCAAATTATGATCGATAAAGATTTACTCTGGGCTTACGAATGGATCAAAGAAGGTAGAGTAGAGCTAAAGCAAAAAATTGATGATGCATACCCACCTAGTAAGAGTATTGGTGATATGTTCACAAAGAGTGAAGATGGTAATTACAGCATGACTCCGCTTTCTGTAAAAGAGAGCAATTGTTATGCTGAAGTTACTAGGCTGGAAACTATCTTATCAAAGAAGGATATACAAGTTATGAAAATTATAGTTAAGCATCACCAATCCCTCTGGACATAAGGAAATGGTAAACGCAAAACTACACATCATCTGCGGGAACTGCGGATGTGCCACAATGTTTGGATGGGAATATATACCGTCCGAGGCCGATTTTGAGGCAGACGTTTACATCAAGTGCGAGAACTGCTCGACTATCCACTGTCTCAGCAACAACGCGGAGAGGTGGTACGGCGGACCAGAACCATTAACGGAGGAGGAGCAGGAACGTTTCAGTAAAGAACTTGAGGATTACTCGCTAAACCAATTTAAATCTTGTTAGCCTTTATTTACTCATGGAAAAACAGGAACTCATATCGAAAGCTTTACAAAGCAAAATCCCAGCAGAACAATGGATGATCGAAAGTCGGCTAGAGTCTGCCGATGACGCTGAAGCTTACGGAAATTTAATAGGGTGTGACTTACACACGGGGCTGGCATCTGAAAACCGCAGCGATGCTGAAAAGCTAAAAAACCTCTTACTTATGGGACAATTCGGCTTACAAACTCAAGGCGAGACAGTAATCGACGAAAATCCGCAAAGATTCGGCTAACGCCCAAGCGCGGGGTTCAATTAAAAAAAACGAAATCTTAACCACTAAAAAAACAACTATGGAACATACAATGAAAATAAAGAAAGGGAAAGCATACTACTACGCCAAGGAAGCGAAGCGATGGACTTGCATCAAAGCAACTGATAGTAAGAACGAGCAATCAACATTCGTCAGTGAGTACGGCGAAGAGGCTAAGTTCTACAATCACGATATGCACCTAACGCGTCAGAAGCGCATCGCCACCACGAGGATTGCTCTACTGCCTCGCGGCACCTACAACATTGGAATTTCCCTTGAGCATACTCTCTACGGGGACTCCAACGACGATGCCAACTGGTGGCGTGTGGCCGTACCCCTGCCGAGGCCAAAGGGAAACTGGAGCGTGATTCACAAAACCCAAACAGACGCAGGGGTGGCTCTTACGCTGGCTGACCGATATTAAGCATAACACCCACCAAAGCCGCGGCAAAGCAGTTAACACCCATGAAGCCTAAAAAACTATATAAAAAATGGAAGGGCGGAGAGAAGTGGGAAAATGGAATACTCTGGTGTGTAAAAAAACTAAGGAGGCGAATAGTGGAGAAAAGAACCTGCCGATTTCAAAAACACAAAGGAAAAATCGAAGACTGACCACGTCCACCAAGGAAAGAATATGAACAACGAAAACACAGATAAACAAACACAAACGCCAGCCGCATCGGGTGAAACGCATTGTTCGGCTAAAGGTCGCATTCCCAGTTACGAGAGAGGGTGTAAAGGTAAGATCAATCTAGGTAGATCATACGAAAAACAAGCGGATAGACTGAGCAGTAAGCATGAGAAGATATATGGCGTGTATCAATGTCCTCACTGCGAAGGATACCACCTGACAACGAAAATGGACAAGGTTTGCCAATACGCGCAAATCCTATATATCTCAGAGCCGAACACCGAACCTGCCACCTGCGGACACAACCAAAAAACGATAATGACACTAGAACCTACCGAATTAGAATCAACGCCGACAACTCCCGAAGCGGAGCAGGTTCACACTACCTCACAGTAAGACATGAAAAGTAACCAATATAACCCAGACAATTGGGTAGTATTAAAGACTCTTGATAACGTTTATAAAGTTTTAGCAGGCTGGAGCGGAGGATACTTATCTAGTGATAATTGGAGAATTAGTAGTGGTATTGCAAAGGTAGAAGACGATAAGGATCATTGGTTATTCATTGGTCATAGTGGAAGCATCTATAAGTGTCATAAAAAGGGATACGGCCCAAGAATAAACATTGGTGGTGTATTAAATCAGCTTATTACTAGTGATGCCGTATCTGTCGAATTGATGGATGAAAAAACAGATTGGATAAATAAAATAAGTAATCGTGCAACACAATTATAATATGATAGCCATATCTGGTAATGCCAGAAGTGGAAAGGACACATTAGCGCAACTCATAATGTTATACGCTACTGGAAAAAAGAAAAAGTTAAGAAGAGTAGCATTTGCAGATTCCCTTAAAAAGGAAACTGATGACTTTTTAATGAGCGCAGTTGGAATTAGTAGCTTCACCAAAAACGATGAAGAAAAGGCTAAGATTAGGCCTTTCCTTGTTTTTTACGGAACCGACTTTATTAGAAGTTTTGATGACAACCATTGGATCACGGAGACTGAAAAATCTATGACACTCGGTGATGATTATGTTATCACCGATATGAGATTTAGGAACGAGTTTGATTGGGTAAAAAGCCACTCTGGTTATACCATTCACCTTGAACGTGTCTTGGCTGATGGTACGATGGTTCCTCCAGCAAATGAGCACGAAAAAAGGAATAACGAAGAACTTAAACAGATTTCTGATCACATTATTACATGGCCTGATTTTAGTAACCCAGCAGACCAATTCCAATTTCTTAACGAAATAGATTTATTCAACAAATTACCGATATAACAACAATATGACAGATAAACAAGTAAAATCAATAGCTAAAGACTATATCAAAAAGGCCACAGAACTTAGCTCAATAAGCAGATTCTTGTCTAAGAAAAGGTATGATCAATCACAGGAAATTCTAATTAAAGAATACACGACTAAGATGGATCCATTAACTGATGAGGCTATGCAAATGGTGAGAGATGCTTATGATGAAATTGGCCTTGATTGTAATATTGATAAAGACGGTCGCGATATAATGAGTAATGCTCTTTATGAAAAATTGAAGACAACAGTAAAATTAAGTGAAATTTAAGTTATTGTCGATCAATATGTTATGACAAGCCATCAATTTTATGGTGTACAAACCGCTGTTTTTGTGGTATAATATATTTAGAAAGATAAGGAACGATATGAAAGACACGAAGACAGAAGATACAGAAAACAAACACACAAGCGGCAAGCCGTCGGATGCTTCGCCCTGTTATCTCCCTAGTGAATTTGATGGTAAATTCTACGGTGTCGGGAGCATGGGGAAGATATTCATTAAAACCAAATGCGGAGATACCAACGTGCTCGACGTGAGAGCGTGGGGATACCTGACGGGGCGAGGTGGAGGGCTAGCGATGAGCAACGATTCAGCGTGTGAAGCTCAAGACAAGTTCGAGGCGTGGGTGATTGAAGCCTTAAATGTATATAGAGATAACACTAAGGATCACCGGCCCGACTGAATTATGTATTGCGTTATTTGTGATAGAGAATTTGACGACTCCCTACGGGATTGTCCCCACTGTTATGAGGGTTCATGTGCATCCGTTTGTTCTGAGGCAGTAGCTGCCGCCGCAAAAGTTCCGACCGATGATCTAGCTGATGCGCGTGCATGGACTGAGAGCTTTTTAGCTGAAATCAAGCGGCGAATGAATCAGAACGCTCAAGCTGACTCCTGAACACCGAAGCAATAACTATGAAAACCCAAGAAAACTCCGCAGAGGTGGGCATTGATGTCCAGCGGCTTGTTAGCTTTAATTTTTACGATGGGGGATTTTGGGTGAGATTGTTCGGAGTAGGTGTATCTGTCGTGAATAAAGAGAGGCACCTTCCTTTATTCAGCGAGAGAAACGGACATCGGAAAATTCTCAGACTAGGAAAATGGGGTTTTGAATTTATTAGCTAACGCTAAAGAACAACCGCAGCAAATAACACAATCAACGATATGAAAGACACGAAGACAGAAGATACAGAAAACAAACACACAAGCGGCAAGCCGTCGGATGCTTCGACTTGTTCGGCATTTTACGAATTAGTAATTTTAAGTTGTACAAAGGTACGTTAATTTGATATAATACTTATATGGATAGAAAAGATAAAGAATTCTTATGGTGCGAAAGATATAGACCAAAGAACATTAAAGACTGCATTCTGCCAGTCAATTTGAAAAAAACATTTCAACAAATCGTAGATTCGGGCGAAATGCCTAATATGCTTCTTAGCGGTTCTTCTGGTTTAGGTAAAACAACAGTTGCTCGTGCATTGTGTAATCAGCTTGGATTAGATAGTATACTCATCAACTCTTCAGAAGAAAACGGTATTGATGTTCTTCGATCAAAGATCAAGCAGTTTGCGTCAACTGTTTCGCTTAATGGCGGAAAATACAAAGTTGTTATTTTAGATGAAGCAGATTATTTGAACGCTCAATCCACTCAGCCTGCTCTTCGTGGGTTCATTGAAGAATTTAGTTCAAATTGCAGATTCATTTTTACGTGCAACTTTAAAAATAGAATCATTGAGCCATTACATTCAAGGTGTACAGTGATTGAATTTAACACCACGAAAAAACAACTTGCGGAACTTGCTGCAGGGTTTATGGATCGTCTTCAAGAAATTCTTAAGATCGAAGGTGTAGATTACAACAACAAAATTTTAGCTGAACTCATCATGCGCTATGCACCTGATTGGCGACGAGTAATTAACGAATGTCAAAGATATTCCTCATCTGGTGAAATTACATCAGATATTCTTATTGGTCTATCTGATCAAAACATAACGGCGTTGGTTGGCTTTCTAAAGAATAGGGATTTTAAGAGTATGCGCTCGTGGGTTACGAATAATAGTGATATTGATTCATCTGTGATTTTCCGCAGAATTTATGACACACTGTATGATTTCGCTGAATCGCAGTCTATACCAGCGATCATTCTTATACTCGCAGATTATCAATTCAAATCAGCCTTTAGTGCAGATAAAGAACTAAACACGGTCGCATGCTTAACTGAAATCATGGCTTCAGCCCAGTGGAAATGAGTAAAAGCGATAAGAAAATAAATGTTTTTTCGTTCATCAATTCGATCAATAACGGAAAAGGTGGCAAACATCTCCTTATTGATTCTAAGGCTGATGACACATTAGAAACATCTAATCCAGATGCAATTGAAAAACAATACGTGCCATTTATCATCAACCGTTCTTTTTCAAACTTTAAAGATACAGTTTTATTCGCTAACGAAATGAATTTTCATCCTACTCTTCCAGCAAGAATGCAGTATGATTTTTATAGAAATATCGTAACGGTCAAACGTAGATTTTCTAAATGGGGTAAGAAAAAGGATAAGTCTGCAGACGTTGCTATTATTCAAAAGGAGTACAATTATTCACGTGAAAAAGCTGAAACTGTATATCCTATTTTTAGCGATGACGCCATTAAAGCGCTTAGGAAAAAGCACGACTTAGGAGGTAAACAATAGTGGATAATCTGCGTATGTTTAAGTTCGCACTTGTATAAATAGATATAACATGATTGAGAAGTTTATAGAATGGACACCCGCAGACATGCTTGAAGTTCGCATCGATGAACCAGATGATTTCTTAAAAATAAAGGAGACACTTACACGTATAGGAGTCTCTTCTAAAAAAGATAAAAATATACTTTATCAGAGTTGCCACATCTTGCACAAACAGGGTCGATATTTTATTGTACATTTCAAAGAGTTATTTTTACTTGATGGAAAGCCTTCAAATTTTACTGAAGACGATCTTTCTCGTAGAAATACTATATCTACACTTCTCTCTGACTGGGGTTTACTTGAAATTGTTATTCCAGAAATGGCTAATCCAAAAACAACACTTAGAGCAATTAAAATAATTTCACATAAAGATAAATGTAAATGGTGTCTTGAATCCAAATACACCATTGGAAACGTAAAAAATAGTTAAATGAAAACACCAAAAAGTAATTCACTTGTAGAATCTATAAAAGATATTACAAATCGCAACACAATCGAAGAAGCATTTTCACGTCTACCAGGGCATATTATTGGAAACGAGTTATATTCTATTAATAGAAAACTTGATACATTTCTCTCTGGTCAAATGAATGGTGATGACGTAAACGAAAAGGAGCTTAATCAAATTATTAAATCTTTAACTAATATTAAGAAAGAAGTAAAAAGATTTAATAAAAAGGAAGATGTTCCTGTTTCCTACATGTATAAAAAAGAATCTGTTAGTGAAATGACCAAAGATTTCAAACCTCATTGGATGTACAACCCAAAAGACGGAGAAAAAGAATGGGCTGAAAAACCAGAAGACCACGAGAGATTAAACGCTAAAGGATGGGTTCACGAAGATCCATTAGATGAAAGTAAAAGCGAAAATAAGAAAGACATCGCGGATCTTGAAAAGTTAATTAAGAACCCAGATCCATCTAAGGTAAAGGAATACGGAGGCACCAAGTATGTCGATATGCTTAAAGCCAAAGTAAGTAAACTAAAAGAAAACACATCAGTTGAAGAAGCGAGTCCCCGCGGTCATGATTGGCTTGTTTTCAACCTAGATACTAAAAAGGTCAAGTACTTTAAAACGTATGATGCAGCTAGTAAATTTGCTAAGATCAAAGGAGGTGTCATTGCCACGTCAGCATATTTCCACGACAACAAAGATAAATTTTTTGAAGGTGCCGACAGTAAGAATGAACAATCTGTACGAAAAGATTCGATAAAAGAACTTGATGAGGCCAAAGCACCCGAAGAATATTTAGATTTTCAAAGCGATGATAAGAGTTATAGAGTCTATCAAGTAAACAACAAATATGGTGAATCTTCAGTAAAACCTGCTGAAAAGGCAGGCGAAAATTGGCCATCAGGAGCCCCAGTAACTAAAACCTTTAAAAAAGTTTCAAAGGCGCCAATTCCGAAAGGCAAGTTTTGGGTTTTAGACTCTGAGGATTATTACTATTGGTTCGTAAAAGCAGATGATTCTTGGTATGCGCTTAATAAAAAATATTCTTGGAAAACATCTACTTTCGCTTAATCTTAACAAATAAACAATGAGTACTGAAAAATATTTACTACCACACGAAAAGAAACGTTTAGCTGAAGCTAAAATTGTTTGGACGCCAGACCAATTAAAGTCTATGGGCAATGCCTCAGCTAAGTTAAATGCTTTCTTAAAGAAAACGTTTTCTGCCGGTAAGATAAGGATTAAATGGTCTCAACGCCGTGGTGGTATTGCCATTTTTGTAAAAAATAAAATGGAAGGCCCCACTTTTGATAGCGAAGATGACGCTAAAGAATATTTAAAAAAGCTCGGAATTAGAGTATAAATAGATTTGTAACAACACAAATAACACAAATAAACAATGAGTACTGAAAAATATTTACTACCACACGAAAAGAAACTTTTAGCTGAAGCTAAAATTGCAGGTGAAGATAGAGAACGCCTTGATAGCTTAATCTCTTTATATATCGGAGCAACAGGTCCTGAGGCGGATTATTATTATGACGGAAATGTTCCTGATGATGAAAAGATTTTAAAGGATATTGAAAAAGAGTTTGGATCAAAAATTGCTAAAGATGTTAGTAATGGAGAGAATGTTTTTCATTATGGTAGAGATAATAATCAAGGAGGCCGCTTAACATATGGTGATGCAACACAACATCGTGGCGCAAGACGTATCACAAAAGGTGGCAAACTTAATAAGCAAGACGCGAAAAAACTTAAAAAGGATATTAAAGATATTTTAAAGAATACAAAAACAAATAGAGGTTTTCGGGCACACAATTTAAAAGGAAAATTACCAGAGAGTAACTAATCTAAAGTATAGCACCAAAAAAAAGGCTCTTCAGATTCTGAAGGGCCTTTTTTATCCACTTTGTTATGTACAAATAGCCAAAAATATGGTATAATTCTTTTATGATTCTAGGTGGTTTTTATACAAGTGTCGAAAGGTTTGCTAACAATCTTCTTTATCGAGGTTATGACGATGATGGCAAAAAAATATCTCATCGCATCAAGTACAAACCTACACTTTATCTAAAGTCTAAAAAACGTTCAACAACATGGGAATCTTTAGATGGCCATCCTGTAGAGCCTCTGCAATTTTCGTCAATGTCTGAATTCAGGGATTTTCAGAAGACATATCGTGATGTTCCTGAATTTAAAATTTACGGCAACGATAGACATATTCCAGCGTTTATACAAAAACAATTCCCAAACGAAATTCCCTATGATCGTAGATCTGTCGACATTGCATCATTAGATATTGAAACCTCTTTTGGCGATGGGTTTCCAGAAGTTGACAATCCTGTTAATGAGATTTTGACAATCGCGTATAAAAGTTCAAAGGATGACACGTATCGTGTATGGGGACTTAAACCGTATGATGAGACAAAAACATCATTGTCAAAACAGATAAAAATCGAGTATCGCCAATTCACTAATGAGAGTTCAATGCTAGAAGCTTTCATTGAGTTTTGGTCTGATCCCGATAATACGCCAGACATAATTACAGGTTGGAATACTCGTTTTTTCGATATTCCATACATGATTTCCCGAATGGCTTTCCTCCTCGGTGAAGAAATTGTTCGCAATCTATCGCCATGGCGCAAAATTGAAAGAAGGGATATTCACATCAAAGGTAGCTCTCGCACTACATTTGATATTTCTGGTATTCAACACTTAGATTACATGGAATTGTTTAAGAAATTCGCTTATACGTATGGTGAGCAGGAATCATATTCACTTAATCATATCGCAAGTGTTGTTTTGTCTGAAAAGAAATTAGACTATTCTGAAATCGGAACTCTGCGAGATCTATACGACATCGACTATCAAATGTTTGTTGACTATAACATTAAGGATGTCGAGCTTATTGAAAGAATGGAAGAAAAGCTTGGTCTTATTACGTTGGTTATGACTATGGCTTATCTCGGTGGCGTGAATTATCAGGACACACTTGGAACTACGGCTATATGGGATTCAATCATTTTCCGCCGCTTGGCTAGAAAGAAGATTGCGATACTTCCTTCAGAAAGCAAAACATCAGAAGCATTCCCTGGTGGGTATGTGAAGGAACCACAGGTAGGAATGCACGATTGGGTGATGTCTTTTGATCTTAACTCGCTTTATCCAAGTTTAATTGTACAATACAACATGTCGCCAGAGACACGACTTACGATGAAAGGCGCGGAAGGTGCAATTGCCGCAAATGGTGCTATATTTAGTAAAGCTAAAAAGGGAATTATTCCAGAAATTGTCGAAGAACTTTACGCTAAACGTGTTGAAGTAAAAGGTGAAATGCTTGAGGCTAAAAGTAAACTTGAAACAATTTCTAAACACAAAAGAGGTGAGTATTTAGCAACATCATCACAGGTAGCTCGTCTTGAAACACTCCAAATGTCGATTAAGATTCTTTTGAATTCGCTTTATGGTGCAATGGGTAATAAGTATTTCCGCTATTTTGATTTGCCAACCGCTTCAGGTATTACACTCACTGGGCAAGCCGTAATCAAACATGCAGAAAACCATGTAAACAAATTTTTAAACGACTTTCTTGGTGGTCCTGAAAAAGACCGCATCATTGCAATGGACACTGACTCGCTCTATGTGGGTGTATCTGATGTGATTGATAAGTTCAAACCAAAAAAGCCAGTAGCATTCCTTGACGAATTCGCTAGTAAAGCAATTGAGCCTATGTTAGAAAAGGCTTTCGATACTTTTGCTGAAGATACTAAAGCTTACGTAAATAGGATGGTGATGAAACGTGAAGCTATCGCTGATCGTGGTATTTGGACAGCGAAAAAAAGATATATTCTCAATGTGCATAATAACGAAGGTGTACAATATGCCACACCCAAGATTAAGATGAAAGGTATTGAGGCAGTAAAATCTTCAACACCACAGGTTTGTCGAACAGCCATGCGGGAAATGTTTAAAATCATTGTTACAGGTAATGAGGAAGAAACACAAAAGGCTATTAGTATTTTTAAAACACACTTTAAGAGTCTTCCTGCAGATGAGGTCGCATTTCCACGAGGCATATCAGACGTACGAAATTCTTATAACAAATCTACGATATACAGCAAAGGTACCGCAATTCATGTTCGAGGAGCGCTTTTATACAATCACCACCTTAAAGCCCAAGGCTTAGAAAAGAAATACGAACTTATTCAGAATGGCGACAAGATCAAATTTGTTTATCTTATGGTGCCTAACACAATTCAAGAAAATGTCATATCGTTTCCATCACATCTTCCGGCTGAATTATCTCTAGATAAATATATTAACTACGATCTACAATTTGAAAAGACATTCCTCAATCCAATCAATATTATTCTTAATGCCATTGGTTGGACAGCTGAACCACAAGCAGATTTGCAAGAATTCTTTTTTTAAACATTAAATAACAAAAACAAAATGAACCACTGGGTAAAAGACATTTATGATATGCACACGAAATACGGTGTAAAAGAGGCGATAGAAAAATTAACACACGAGCAACTCCGTGAATTTTTAAAATTTAGAATTCGATTTTTAGAAGAAGAGCTTAACGAAACAAAAAAAGCCGTTGATGAAAATGACGCTGAAGAAGTTGTTGATGGTTTGATTGATATGTGTGTTGTCGCTATTGGTACCTTAGATGCATTTGGAATAAATCCATATAAGGCTTGGAACGAAGTCAAAATCGCAAACATGTCAAAGAAAGTTGGTGTTAAAGAGTCCCGGCCTAATAAGATGGGACTTCCAGATTTAATTAAACCAGAAGACTGGAAACCGCCATGCCATAAAGGCAACCACGGAAAACTTGATGATCTATTAGGAAACAAATGAATTATAGTCTAACAATATTTAATTCGATATTCGATAATAAGACACATCGTACGATGAGCTTTCCTACGTGGGAAAAGTTCGAAAAATTATTATACGAATTAAGTAAAAGACCAGGATATAAACCAAAACGGGGTGAAAGAAAAAACGGTTCACCTCTTATAACGCCTGCGTCATTTACTGAAAACACCACTCGTGCTAATAAGAACGTTGTTTCTTGGTGTGGTTGGGTGGCTTTAGATATTGATGATTACGAAGAAACATTTGAAGACGTGATTCAAACCTTTAAAGGCCATCATTTTGTGTGCTACAGTTCAGCATCATCCACGAAAGAAAAGCCAAAGTTCAGAATAGTTTTTCCACTATCACGACACGTCAAATCTGATCAAATAAAACATCTTTGGTTTGCTCTTAATCAGGAATATAACCATTTAGGCGATCCTCAAACGAAGGATTTATCTAGAATGTACTATGTTCCAGCACAATATCCTAACTCATATAATTTTATTTTTACTCACCATGGCCCACATCTTGATCCTGATAAATTGATGGAGAAACATGACTTTGTCAATAAAGGTACCAATAGCTTATCGTCTAATCTTCCACCTGCGATTCAGGAAGAACTTAAGAAACATTTTGCCAATAAACTTACAAATAAAAACTATACGTGGTCTTCCTATCGTGATTGCCCATTTATCAATAAACAACTCGTAGCGGAATATTCAACGATTAACGAATCGGGTTGGTATCATCATATGTACAGGATTATGTTGAGTATTGCGGCAAATGCTGTTAGAAGAGGATTTCCAATCACACCAGAAATAGTAGAGTCACTTGTTCGAGAAATAGATATGGACAATGGAGGATGGTATAAGAGCCGTCCTGTGAAGGTTGAAGCGGCTAGAGCAATAGAATTTGCCATAATGAATGGTGCTCTATAGTAGTTTGGCGAAAAAAGGTGCAATCATAAGTGGTTGATTTACAATAAGTTATGAATAAAATGCCTTTTTATTCATTTTATGGTGTACAAACCGCTGTTTTTATTATATAATATATTCAGAAAGGTAAGGAAACCAACTATATTATGAACAACAATAATCACAAGGGAGAAGTACTAGAGTCTCTGGATAGTCTACTTAAGAGTGTGGGTGAGAAGATAGGCATCTTGGAAGCTCTAGATAAGGACTCATCATGCAGCGGATCACACGATCTACATGATCAATTGACAAGCCTATTTACAGCACATAATTCATTAGAGCAATGTGTTGAGAGATCAAAGCTAGTAGTACAGTATAGTGCTAATATAGCGCCACAATAGGAACACTAATATAATAAAATTATGGAAGAATACAAAGTAAAAGTATCTGCTAATGGTGATAGAGAATGGTATCAAAATGGTATGCGCCATCGGCTAGACGGCCCTGCAATTGAATATGCTGATGGGCACAAGTATTGGTATCAAAATGGCAAGCGTCATCGCGAAGATGAGCCTGCTATTGAATATGCTAATGGTGATAAGTCTTGGTGGCAAAATGACAATCTTCATCGGTTAGATGGGCCTGCTGTTGAATATGCTAATGGTGACAAGCGTTGGTGTATTGACGGTAAAGAGCTTACTGAAGAAGAATTTAACAATAGAAATAACAATGTAGAAGTAACTCTCGAGGATATCGCCGAAGCTATGAACATCGACGTTGATAAGCTCCGTATTAAGGAACACTAATATAATAAAATTATGGAAGAGTACAAAGTAAAGGTATATGCTAATGGTAATAGGGATTGGTATCAAAATGATAGGCTTCATCGTGAAGATGGGCCTGCTATTGAATATGCTGATGGCGGTAAAGAATGGTATCAAAATGATAGGCTTCATCGTGAAGATGGGCCTGCTATTGAATATGCTGATGGCAGTAAAGAATGGTATCAAAATGATGAGCGTCATCGGTTAGACGGACCTGCTATTCAATATGTTAATGGTTATAAGGAATGGTATATCGACGGTAAAGAACTTACCGAGGAAGAGTTTAATAATAGAAATAACAATGTAGAAGTAACTTTGGAGGACATTGCCAAAGCTATGAACATTGATGTTGATAAGCTCCGTATTAAGGGAATGCATATATAATAAAATTATGGAGACAATAATTGAAGAAGTTTTAGGATTCGTAATGGGGATAGTATTAATCGTTGGTATTATCTTTGTTCTTGCCGAACTAATATACAGGAAGTAGGAACACTAATATAATAAAATTATGGAAGAGTACAAAGTAAAGGTATATGCTAATGGTAATAGGGATTGGTATCAGAATGGCAAGCGTCATAGGTTAGATGGGCCTGCTTCTGAATATGCTAATGGAACAAAGTATTGGTATCAGAATGACAAGCGTCATAGGTTAGATGGGCCTGCTTCTGAATATGCTAATGGAACAAAGTATTGGTATCAGAATGACAAGCGTCATAGGTTGGACGGGCCTGCAATTGAATGGGCTAGTGGCTGTAAGTGTTGGTATCAGAATGACAAGCGTCATAGGTTGGACGGCCCTGCAATTGAAGAAGCTAATGGTTATAAGTCTTGGTGGCAAAATGGTATGCGCCATCGTCTAGACGGGCCTGCAATTGAATATGTTAGTGGATATAAGGCATGGTATATCGAAGGTAAAGAGCTTACCGAAGATGAGTTTAACAATAGAACTAGCAATGTAGAGGTAACTCTTGAGGATATCGCCGAAGCTATGAACATTGATGTTGATAAGCTTCGTATTAAGGAACACTAATATAATTAGATCATGGAGACAGTAATTGAAGAAGTTTTAGGATTCGTAATGGGGATAGTATTAATGGTTGGTATTATCTTTGTTCTTGTCGAACTAATATGTGATTGACGGACAGGAAGTAGTAACACTAATATAATAAAATTATGGAAGAGTATAAAGTAAAGGTAAATCAATATGGCTATAAGTTTTGGTATCAAAATGGTAAGTTTCATCGGTTAGATGGGCCTGCTGTTGAATGGGCTGGGCACAAGGATTGGTATCAAAATGGTAAGTGTCATAGATTAGACGGTCCTGCTGTTGAATATGCTAATGGAGATAAGTTTTGGTATCAAAACGATAAGCGTCACCGTGAAGATGGACCTGCTGTTGAATATGCTAATGGCGGTAAGCGTTGGTATATCGACGGTGAACAACTTACCGAAGAGGAGTTTAACAATAGAAATAACAAAGTAGAAGTAACTCTTGAGGATATTGCGAAAGCAATGAACATCGATGTGAAGAAACTACGTATTAAGGAATAAGATTATGCAAGAATATAAAGTAAAAGTATATCCTGATGGTGATAAGCATTGGTATCAAAATGGTAAGTTTCATCGCGAAGATGGACCTGCTATTGAACTTGCTAATGGCGATAAGGAATGGCTTCAAAATGACGAGCTTCATCGCGAAGACGGTCCTGCAATTGAATGGGCTAATGGCGATAAGTTTTGGTATCAAAATGACTTGCGTCATCGCGAAGACGGCCCTGCTTATGAATGGGCTAATGGCGATAAGGAATGGTTTCAAAATGACGAGCTACATCGACTAGATGGACCTGCAATTGAATATGCTAATGGACGCAGGGCATGGTTTATTGACGGTAAAGAGCTTACTGAAGAAGAATTTAATGAGGCTGTAGATTCAAAGAAACGAACTAGACGTAGACGTAAAATTGATTATGGTGACCTGACAGAAGAACAATATGAACAGCTCAAACTTAAATACACACAAGATATCATCGACGGAGTGTGTGGTATAGGTATCAGCTTTATTACATGGATGGATTCATGTGGCTATAAACACGAAGGAAGATTCAAATTCATACGCAAGGAACACTAATATAATAAAATTATGGAAGAATATACGGTAAAAGTAAATGACTTTGGAACGAAGCTTTGGTATCAAAATGATAAACTACATCGGTTAGATGGACCTGCTATTGAACAGACTAATGGAAGTAAATTTTGGTATCAAAATGATAAGCGTCATCGGTTAGATGGACCTGCAATTGAAGAAGCTAATGGAACAATGTATTGGTATATTGACGGTAAAGAGCTTACCGAAGAAGAGTTTAACAACTTCCGAGGAGAGACCATCAGCGATAGGATGAAACGATTAGAGGATTTAT